CTATATCAGGTTGGTATGCTTACATTCTCAACAAGCTCATTCACTTCTGGTGGTGCAGTAACTTGGGGTGGCGGCGGTGTTGGTGTTTCTGAAAGAAGCATTGGTCAATTCGCTGGTATGAATGTTGTTATTGACTCACAAGTTAATACATCTGCTCCTGGTGCTTCTGGTCATCAGAAAGAGTTCCGTTGCTACTTAATTAAGTCAGGAACAATTCTTGAAGGTCAACAATCTCCTCTAAGTATTGAGTCAGATAGAAACATCTTATCTAAGCAAGATGTTATGTCTGTTGATTATCATAGTGCTTATCACATCATGGGTACTAAGTGGGGATCTGCTTCTGACAACCCAACAAATGCTCAGTTAATGGATTCTGGTAACTGGTCTGCTACATACGATGTAGATTTAGTTCCTGTTGTTGAGATGATCGTCAACTCTCCACTTGATACTTCTACTATTTCATAAGTAGGATTAAAATGTGGTCATCAAACCTCATCAATTATTGGTGGGGTTTTTTCTTTACGCTACAATAAAACTAAATTACTTTAACAATCGTGGCAGCTACCATAAACGCAACTTTAAAAAGTGAAACAGCTAATAGTTATGTCACTTTGTCTGAAGCTAATGATTACTTCGATACCTCCCCAGACGCTTCGACTTGGACAAACAAAACAGATGATCAGAAAAAAAGAGCATTAATATCAGCTACAAGATGGATTGAGACTTTAGTTTTTTATGGAGACAGATGTGACGAAGATCAGGCATTAAAATTTCCTAGAAATAATTATCAGGTAGATGGTGTTGAATTAGCTTGTTCTAAAATTCCTAATGGTATTAAATATGCACAATATGAATTGGCTAGAGCATTAGCAAATGATACCGATGCTATTACTGGTACTACAGGTAAAGATGGGAATTTTTCTGAAGTACAATTAGGAGATTTGCAAGTTAAATACAATACTGATAGTCAGGGAACAGGATCAATAAATAATATTCTTGATGTTTACCCTTGGTTACAAAGTTATCTTGGAGCGTATATGCTAGGTGGAGCAGGATCTTATCAAATGAGGGTAGTTAGAGGATAATGGCAGGACAACTAGATTCATTATTTAAAAACGCAGCTAAAAGTGTTGTATCTCAATTAGGTGCATCACAAGATTACAGTATCACTTACACAAAAAAGGCATCTCCTTCCTACAACACTTCAACAGGAGCTTTAACCACAACTGATACAAGTTATAGTATTAAAGTTCCAATATCATTTATTAGGTCAGAAGAAGAAACTGGACAGGAAATGAGACAAGCGAGACTGTATATAACACCAGATCAGATAGGAGATAATCAAGCAGATTTAGATGATGAAATTACATTGAGTTTTGCTGGTTCAAATAGAGTTGCACAAATAGTTGATATTGACACTAAACGAGGTGGACAAGTTTATCTATTTAGTATTTTGGTGCGGTTCTAATGACAATAAGACGTTTAAAAGATTTACCTAAAGATTTAGATACAAAAATTAGCGAAGATTTTAATAGTCTTATAAAAGATGTTCATTTTCAATTATCTAATCAACATAAAAAAACACCAATTACCATGCCAGTATGGACAGGTTTTTTTGCGTCTAGCTGGAAAGCATCAAACTCTGCTGTTCATGCTACACACAAGGTAGAGAATTATGAACCTTGGGCATCAATAAAAAGAGAGCGTAGTTTGAATTTTTTTGAAAAAAGAAAACGAAAAGATTTTACGCCACAGACTAAACCTAAAAAGCCTGAAGTTAGCCCAAGATTTCCAGTTGGACAAGGTAAAAGAATATTTAATTACAGAAAATCAGTTTTTATTGGGAATAAAGCTATTTATTCTCAATATGTTTTAGAAAGTGGAGAAATTCAAAAATTTGTTCAGGGCACAGGAGTAGGTCAATTAGGTCGTTTAATAAAAGAAAATATGTCAGATAAAGGTAAGCTATTTATAGGAGGAGGAGTATCAGAGAAATACTCAGGTACTACACAAACAGGATTTGAAGCATGACTTTAGTAAACGCAAGAGCAGCATTTGAAAAAGCAGTTACAGATGCAGTTGCAGCAGCAGATAATACTGTTGAGATGGTATATGATAATGTTCATTTTGTAACTCCTGGAAAAAATAAAAAATATATTTTAATGAGTTTAAATTTTACTCAATCAACTTTGCAGAATCAAGGAGCAGCTTCAGATTATTATGCAGGAGTAATTCAGTGTAATGTGTACGTTCCAAAATCAAAGGGTACTTCTGTTTTATCTTCTATCTCTGAGGCTGTTATTGATGGCTTAACTTCAGTTAATGCTTCTAATTATACAGATACCTTTAGTTGTAAACCTAGAGTATTAGATATTAATGGCCCAACTCCTTTGGAAATAGAGGATAGAAGTCATTTCATTGGAATAATATCTTGCCAATTTTCAGCAAATGCCTAGTATAATAGAATAGCAATCTAATAAATTTATGGAAGCGATTGAACTTCTCAAAAATAAATTTGGTGTAAGCCAAAAATATATGTATGGATTAAAAGATGGAGATGAAGTGGTTTTAGAAATTTACTGGAATCCATTAACTCTTGCAGAAAGAGAATCTATTGTTGCTATGTCTGGAGATAATTCATCTGCTGATGATT